CCAAAAAGGTACGGTAACCTCAGTAATATTTAAAGAACTATTATCTCTCTTAATACTTATCGGCTGACCTTTTATTATTCCGTAAAACGGATGGACAACTTCCCAAGGTCTAGGGTCATCTGCCGAAGCCTCAAACTCATCTGCTTGAGTGATATTATCAGCCCCTTGGAACCAAAAGACTAATGGAAGCTTACGTGATTGAGGTTTTTTCCTGTCAACCAAAGTTCCGTATACGCTGATAAATTCAAATGATGATGTATTGTAAGCTCTTTCAGTTTCTCCCCCCTTATACAAAGGAAAATAAGTTTTACCATCTCCTGTTTTTATACTGAAATTTATATTATCTACTCTTTCTCTCCAAGTGGTCATAATAGTTGTTTTTTAAATTATCTTGTGGCTTTCAGAACTTTATTAAATTGGAAAGTGGCATTTGTATTATAAAACTCCTCAATTTGTTTTGAAGTCTTAATTGCAGCCTCTTTATTAAAATGAGTTGCTTTCGCTCTTGCAGGATTTTTAGTTCTGCCTCGCATTAAGAAGTCCATTTTTATATCCAATTTTCTACTTTTAGTGCCTGAGCTAATACTTGTTACTTTAACCATGAAACTACCTTTTGAAGTCTTAATCATTACAGGAGCATTATCATATAAAGAAGCCAATGCCTTTGACATAAATCCCTCTTTTTTAGATTTTATATTACTACTTCTTCCTGTTCGTGCTAATTTAGATTTATCAAACCTCGCTGCTCTTCGAACTCGTTTTTTAAGGCTGTTTGATGTTCTGGATTTACCCAAATACATTGCTCCATCATTATCAATCCCTCCAACCTCATTATGCTCCATACCTTCTGGAACTTTACTTCCACTTTGACCATCTTTAGGAATAAAACCTACCTCAGAATACATTGAACTAACATTAAATCCAGCTGCTCTTTTAACTCCTGTAAATTTTTTGAATACTGTCGGATTTCTAACAGTCATATTCATTTTGGCAGAAGCTAAAATATTTACTTTCTTCATCTCGAAAGCAGCATCATTCAAAGTTGACCTCACTGCTGATGGAAAAGCTGATCTATTAAGCCTTTCCAATTTAGCAGTAAGAATAATATTAGCATTAGTATTTACATCAAGTTTCATTTATTGATTTTTTATAATTGCCAAGCTTTTGCTACTTCGCCTGAGCTGAAATACGTTTTACCATTGAATCCAAATAAATTTCCATTGATACTACCATAATCACCTAAAACATTTTTAACACCTGTGGTTAAACTATATGAACTTAAAACTCCTGTAACCAAAGTGTAAAGTAATTCATTTTTTACAACTGAATTAGAAGTCTTAACAAAACTAACATCCAAATTTAAACTTGAAGATAAAGTTAAAGTAGCTGCTGTTGAATCATAAATCAACTTAGTAATAGAGTAATCATTTACACTTGAGTTCATGGAATTTGTAACATAAACAATTCCTTGTTTTGCATAAACATAAGGAGCAAAATTACTTGTATTTGAAAAAGAAGTTCCTGCCAACGTTACTGTAAAAGATACACTCAAATCTGTTAATGCAAAATGCCTGAAAAAATAAGTATTTGTGCTAGGTATTAAACAGAAACAAATAATATGTCCATTTGAAATCAACATATCATTTACCAATACAGTTCCATCACTCACATCAACACGTATGATATTTTCCAAATAATTTATACTCGGTGTATCACTTACCAAATTACCATCAGATTGATAATACATTTTATTACTATCATTGAATGCAATAGGAAGCCCCATCACCGTGAAAATATCATCTGAAATAGTGTCTAAAAATGCTAAAGAATATGCCCTTACTCCTGATGTATCAATAATTATCAATATTTCATCAGAAGCTTTAAAACCTGAACTAGAAAATGGATAAACTGTAGCTCCAGAACCTTTGAATGTATAAATTCCTCCACTTGCATAAGCATCAGTTGCTCTTGCAATAAAAAAATATTTATTTGGTAAAAGTTCTATTGGTAATGGAATACTCCAAACTGTACCGGTCAATGTCAATATTTGTTCAATATCATTTAACTTATTTGGCAATAACTTATGAGCTTCTAATATTTGATAACCTGTAGTTTCATTATCTTCTGCTCCTGTTGGAGTCAAACCCACTTCCTCAAGTAATTTATAATTGTTAACCAAATGGTCATTATAAACTTCTCTAACAACAGGAGTACCATCTTCCGTGTCGGTTTCATTTATAATTGCTCCAAATGGATAATTTGCATCAACTTGCTTTGGTATAGCTAATTGTTCTATTGTTTTCATATAATATTGTTTTTTATAATTGAACTACTTCTAAATGTAATTTTATACTATTAACACCTCCTACGGTTTCTTTGATAGCTATCTGGAATTGAGTTGTTGAAATAGGTTTAAAAACCAGTCCTGTAACATCATTATCCAAGTTTAAAGTAGCTTGACTTTCAGGATGCATTCTCACAAAGTAATTTGTATTTGACATTGCATTTTGCATCGTAACTAAAATAAAAGACTCAGAAACCATAGTACCCGAAGTAAACGTAACCGCTGCCGTAATATTTCCACTAACAGGCAAAGAAGTTCCTGATGGAGTACCTGCAACATCTAAACCACTAAACCAACCTACATTTTTAACATTATTAACCAATCCTGCTAAAATATTAAATTGAGCACTAGACATTAATCCATTTTGAGAAGCAGATGATAAATATGTACCTGAATCACTACCATTAACACGTCTGGCAAATGTAACTTTATTAACTAATGGAGTTGTTGCAACCAAATCACTTGTACCTGCATTTTCTTCTGCTTGTGAAGCTTTTTTTAAGAAAAGCAATTCTGTTGCCATTGCATTCAAACTGTTCCAATCAGCTATCCTAACAATCGAAACCCCTCCACTTGTTTTAATAACTCTGACATATTCATTAGTTTTAAATGAACCTGAATATGTAACAGCCATACTTGTTGGACCAGAACCTTTAATAAGCGTTTCTGTTGTTTTATCTGCAGAAGCAAGACAAATCAAAAACTCGCCTGTTTTCATCAATGATAATTTTATATCTACATTAAGAGTTGTGGTTCCATTAGTGGTCAATGGATAGATATAATCGTTTTTAGAAGCCAAAGCTGATAATGCCTGAATTATTTGGTACCCATTCGTGACATTGTCAGGTAGTCCATTTGGCACAATATCATACAAACTCATTAATCTTGTAATTGTTTGCCAAATATCACCATATACTTTTTCATCGACAGGAGTACCATTTCCTGTACCAGTATTATTCTTAATACGTCCAAATGGGTAATTTGAAGGATCTGAATTATCAATGTTTGGATTAGATTGTAATGCTCTCATAATTTAATTATATATGTTTCCATGTTCTACGTGTTACAATATCTCTTATTGTAGTTCTATTTATTGAAAATTCTTCTGAAAGAACTCTATAAGAAATCCCTTTTTTATGTCTATTTCTTATTTTTAAAACAGTTCTTTCATTTGTAATGCATTTAATATGTTTTTCTCCTTTAATATTGGTTAATCCTGTAATATTTGCGTGCTGTGTATTTTCTAAAGAGGTATTCCATTCCAAATTATCATCATAGTTATTTGCTTTTATCCCATCTTTATGATTTACTTCCGGCTTATTTTCAGGATTAGGAATAAATGCAATTGCTACTAATCTATGAACTTTCATTGTTTTCCTTTCACCATTCAAATACAAAGCAACTACATAATAACCATCACTGTCTTTACACTTACTTAAAACAAATGGATTTTTCCTTTTATTTGAAATAACATCTCCTTTACTATAAACTATATAATCTCCATATCCATCAATTTTTTTCCAAATTATTTGCTTTTCCATATTATTAATATTTTAAACAAAATTAATAAAAGTAAACGCAATTAAATGTGCGGGTTTCAATTTTAATACCAACTCTCTTAATTCCTCCTCACGTTTAGATGGAATCTCGGCCATTTCCCCCAATACTTGCCCTCCAATAAAAAAACTAGCCCAAAGACGTGAATCTGAAATAGAATATAGCTCATTTGGTTTATATGAATTAGCAATTACTTGTGAACCTCCTCCTCCATGTTGCATTCCTATTCCATGTTGTGAATCTCCTCCATGCTGAACTTCTACAACACTTCCCGCAATAATATCTTCTGGTTTTTTATAAACTCTAACTCCATCCTCAATAAAATCATTCTCATGCACATAAACATTAAATCCTGCTAATTGTAATTGATATTGAATATAATTTTTATGTTGTCTAGCAGGAACATTTCTACCTCTACCCATTCTGCGATATATTGCAGCCATTCTTTGCTTTACAGTTAAACTTTCATCTGTAATCATTCCAAAACGATATTCCCATAAACGACAATCATCAATAGTGAAATTTTCATTATCTGGAAATGTAGAGTCGATTGTAAATCTAGCATCATTTATCAATCGAATAAAACTCCTATTGAAAGCAAGGTGAGTATTATCCATCACTCCTGTTTTTCGCATATAAAAAGCTCTGCCCGTAGGATATAATTGTGAAGCTAAATTAGAAAGTATATCTACTAAGTTTTTAACTCCTGATATTGGAAACCTATGAGGAGTTTTAAATCCGTGAGGTGTATTTACACCATGAACGGTACTTTTTTCTGTTACTTCATACATATTAAGAGTAAATTAAGTTTCTTAAATAAGGAATATTTCCAAGAGTAAATTCATAAGATGTTACTAAATTTCCATCAACATACAAATTAAGAACATCAAAGAAATTTCCATTAATCAAAGCCTCGGTAACAACTGACTGTACTTTTCCTGAATATAAAATATCATTTTTATTTCTTCTCAAATCAGCTCCTGAAATGAAAGGTCTAACATCATAAAGTAAATCATTTAAACTACTTTCTATTGCAGTTTTTACAGAAGCTGAATCATCATTCAAACCTATTATTGTAACATCAACAGGAACTAAAGTTATTGGCTGAATTTCTGGAAAAGCTTGCATTGGCCTACGACCTCTTTCATTCAATGGTTTAGTGATATCAGGGTCCATTTCAATAACCTCTTCTACCTCAGCCAAAATTTCAGGAGTCGGAGTACCTAAGCCATCTGAGCTATCAACCAAAGTGGCTTCCACGTAAATATCCAATGTTCCTGCATCAATATCTCTAACATAAGGATAAATTGCTCTCACTCCTTGAGCATCACTACTCCATTGGCGATAATCTGCTTTAGCTCCTCCTTGTGGCTCTAATTGAATAGCATTTAAAATAGCTTGTCTATATAATTCTGTAGTTTCTCCTGCCTTTGGCTGAACTAAAACCTCAGTTACGGTAACGGTTTTATCAACTCCGATAACAGGCTCAGTAATTGTCAAATTATCTGCAACATTCAGATTAAATTCTACACCTGCTCCAATTGATCTGATTTCAATTTCATCATCAGTTCCTGTTAAAACATATTCAGAATCTAAAATATAAACTTGCCCTGGATTTAAAGAACCCTCATTAGATTTGAAAGTTAAATTTACTCTCAAAACTGAACCCGCAACGCCTGTAACCGCAACTTTAAACGAACCTACAGAATCAGGGAAAGGATTTCGATTCATATAAATCATTCCTTGTCTCTCAAGTGTTCCTCCTTGGTCTGCCGTTGTTGCTTTATCTGGAAAAAGATTATCCTGAATATCACTTAAAAATAAATATGCCAAATGAAACTGAGCTGATAAAACTAAAACTAAGGCATCATAAGTTTTTTTTAAATAATCAATGGTTAAATTTAATTTACTGCGTATGTCGTTTGACATATTTGTGTTAATCTCCTTGATGGATGGAATAGGCTTCATTCTATTATTTTTTAAATTATTTTTTCTATTATTACTTCACCTTTGGCATTATCATAAACCAATTGCAATAATTTATCTTGCTGATTTGTTTTCTCGCTAAAAGTTACTATGATTCTGGTTTGTGAACTCCCTATAATTTCTACTTCAATAGTAATATCAGCAACAGATTTTAAATAGTTCAAATCCTGCTCTACTGCTTGAATTAAAGCTAAACGACCAGAACTATTCAAAGAAATTATTCGAATAGTTCTTTCTGTTTCTGAATTAAATTGTTTGGTTTTGGCATCTTTCCAAATTAATGAATTTCCCCAATAATCAAATCGCTCTTCTGTCTCTAAGTAAAACTGCTTTGTAGATGCCTGAATATTGCCCCCAAACAACGCTAACATTATTTGCTGATACAATGACTCACCCATAAGTAAATCGTTGTTTACAATAGCAAAATCACCTCCGCTGCCGCTTTCAAATAATGTTATGTCGGTTGTACTCATTATCGCTGACCTTTATTAGATGTTGTTTTTACTTCAATCCCACGAACATTGCTTTCGTCAACAGATTCTATTTGTTTACCAGGGTCTTTCAATGTAACCACCAAATTACCTCCGTTTTTCTGCAAGGCATTCATTATGTCCTGAGTATTCGATTGACTTGTTCCTGCTAAGTTTTTAGGTTTAACCGGAGGTGTGTCAGTAACCGGAGTCTGATCGCCACCAATCTTAAATGTTCCAGCTCCAATCTTAGCTAAGGTGT